TGCTCTGGTCGCCAATTCGGCGGTGTTGGCCACGGAGGCTGCGGCCCCGGAGGACCTGCATCCACGTAAGGAGGCCACGGGTTAGCAATAGGATGGCTCGGATGAATAGGGTTCCAATTACCGGGTCCTCCGGGATTTCCCGGTCCGACACCGGGCGGAAAGTATCCCGGATCAACTGGTCCACCAATTCCACCCGGTCCACCCGGTCCACCAACGCCACCGTCGATCGGTGTAATCATGGCTAGAAAAGGCTGTCTTACCATTATCGACTCCTCTGTTTATGTGTGTCTCACACTAGACGTTATAATGCCTAATGCCATGGAGACCACCGTTATTATTCGCGTTGTAACCAGTATCAACGCGAATACAGACGACAGCCTCCTTGATCCCATCCGGTGTCATCGTGGGAGTGTACATCCCACGCGGATCACCAGACGTAGCAGTCGCAGGATCGGTAAGGTCCGGAGCTACGCACTTCGCAAACAATGTACCCGGATCAAGTTGTGCATTGTTTTCCTTCGCATATTCAATCGTGCCTTTAAACGGCAGACCGAGGAGCGCACCACGAACAACGGTAAGGACCGCTGCAACTGTGGAACCGCCCACGATTGTCATACCAAGCACACGATAGAATGCCTTCTTGCCAGTGGCACCAGCAAGTACAACCTGTTCAGTTACAGGCTGACCAAGATAGTCTTCGCCGAACACTTGGATAGCCGCTGCCGGACCAGTAGGTGCTGTAGTAACACCCACTACAACATTACGCCCGTACGGAGTATCTTTGAACTCCAAGGGTGTCGGGAGGAAGAACTTACCTCCGGTGTCATTTGCACCAAAGGTAACTGTCGTTGGCGTACCCGGAGCGATGGGCCTGCCAAGGGAGAAGATGCTCCCGGCTTGCACATCGACCGAGGCCGACCACTGCATCGCAGGGACGTAGCTGTTGATCCCTTGCATATAGTTCTGAGCCGGACGAAACATAGTTCACTCCTCAAGCTGCGATCTCGTCCTCGTCGGGGTCACGGGGCACGAAGTCTTTAACCTCGATTTTACCCCTAGCCTCCGCTAGATCGATGACCATTTGTTCAAGTTCACGATAAGACGCCATGCGCAACATCGGGTCCTGCGACATGAACATCTTACCGAGGGGTGAGTTCGGGTCGTTCAGACCATCCAACTGGATGATCTGTGGTTCCTTGTGCAACTGATAATGCCGCAACCTCGCAAGGGACTTCAACCTGATGGCATGTCCTCTCGGGAAATAGATAAGATACCCTGCGTCCTCATCGATTAGCTTCTTCTTGATCCCATCCTTGGACCAATAGTGCTTCTCGCGCTTGACGCTACCCTCTTGCTTAACAACAACGTAAGCAAGTCTCGATCCCTTGAGAACACCAGACGCCATCATGACTTCTACTCCCTTGTGTGTGTCACACAGCCTATGAGTTGGTCAGATAGGCGTGCGTGCGATACTGTCTCCAGCTACAAAGCTGCCCTTCCCAGACGACACGACGACCGGTCGCATCCATATTCCATGGAGAGGAAAGCTTCTTGATCCGCATGTTGCATCCTCGCAAGACATGCAGAGTCAAGTACTCCTCGTTAATGAAATATGCGTCTTGGGAAGCCAGCTTTTCATCGAAGAGAAGTGGGATACCATTGTGCGTCGTGCCGGAAATGCCGAGATTGACGAGCTTCCGGCCGGTTCCACTATCCTTAAGCTGGATTTGCTGCTTGTCTCTGGCAGCGGCCTTATGCATTCTGTAGATATTCCGACCCGCAAAAATGACTGTAGGCCGAGGCGAGGACTGACCATCGGAGCTTCGATTAAGGTCGAGTTCGATGATGTCGTCGAAAGCCTCTTCGATATTCTCGGGAGAGAGCGTGCCATTAAAGTCATATGACGAACTCCTCCACTGAGGCTCGTTGGCTAGGTTTATACCACCCACAACACCAACTGTAGGATCAGCAGGAATAAGATTACCCAACCCATTAGGATCAGAGCCCACTCCAACTGAGGTGTGATAGGTGGCAAATTTTCGTTTGATGGACTCATCGAGAGCTTGGATTTTTCCCTTGAGAATCTTGAAGATTTCTGCTCGTCCTTGGTTTTCATCTTCTTCTTGATCCGAGATGATAAGTGATCCCACCACTCTCGACATGTAGTATTCCACAGTCGAGAATTCATTCGTCTGATCGATCGAAACAGTGTCATAATACTGCATCGACTGCACATTGGGGTTGAGTCCCGTGATTAGCGGATTGGTGATCTGCGGACCGCCATCCTCTGTAACCACACGCTTCTTTGCATGAAGGTACGCGCTGACCGTACCCGAGATCGCTGATGCCATAATCAGCTTAGCACGGGAACGATCAAGCATCGAGTGAATGATCGTATCGAGTACCATGGTAATCACCCTTGTGTGTCTCACACAGGCTAGCGTTGCTCAGCTAGTAGTTCCCGTATGATTGCATCGTATGACTTGGAGGGGTGAGCAACACCAGCATTTTGTTGCCTACCACCCCGGTCATTACCTCCCGGTGCCATACTTCTACCGTTAGGTAAACTCCGCGACGGGCGATTATCGCGGGTTTGAGGTTGCTGACTCTGAGGGTTAAAGGGATCGATCCCTCTCCGCATCAGGTGAAGCTGTACTTTATCCCATATGGCTCCCAGTGACATCTGCTGAAACTGGGGTTGCTGTAACACTTGATGAAAGATATTCATAAAGGGTACAGCTTGAGGTGTGCTCTGAAAGAAACTCTCAACCTGCGTGCGAGCTTCATTCAGGTATCTTTGTTCGACTTGCTGAGTCTCCTGTTCCTTCGTTCTCTGTGCAGCATAATCTTGCACAGGTTTGACTCCCTTGGCAATCTCGGCACGAACCATGTCGAGAACGCTTCGGGAGTCTAAGTTTTGGGAGTCGAAGCCCAATTGTGTTATATCTATACCACTTAACGCAGCGCGTGTCAAGAGGTTCTTTAACACGCCTACCGGGTCTGATTGGGCTTGTTTGTAAAGCTGTCCCGCTTCGAGAAGTTGATCGGGCTGGAGTTCAAAAGCATTGATCTTCTGTAGTTGACCCCTTGCATCATTAAGTTGCTTCTCGAAGTCGAGACCAATCTCCACAGCTCGACTAAGCTTCTGTCTCTCTTGCTCTAGGTGTCCCTGAATGCGTCCCGAAGCACCTCGAATATAGTCAGTGGCCTGCTTATGAATACGCTGATATATCCGGGCCTCGCTTCCTGCACGAGCAATAATCTCTCCTGTGCGAGGATCAACCAAGTTGCCCTTTTGATCTCTTCGGAAGTCCGCCCGAGGATCAAATTGCATAGATCGCGCACGAAGCGGGTCCTGAGGGGGCTGCTGAGTTGGTCGCTGTGGCTGCCGCTGTGCGGGTTGTTGCCGCTGTATCTCGGGTTCATAATCTCTGTCATGGCCATTCAGATTTCTTTGATCACCACTATCAGGTACATCATCGCCAAAATCGCCACTATCACTATCAAGATCATCGTCGCCCGTGGACTGCGGAGCCAATTCCTCATCAGTCAACCCCATTGAGTCCTTGATAACATCCATTCCAACTTTTTCGTCGAAGTCGCCTGCCATGGGTCTCTCCTGTGTGTGTCACACATCTATTGTAATGGCTGGCCGGGTGGAGGTCCCCCAGCCGCCGGTTGAGGCCCACCTGCACCCGGAGGACCACCTGTTTTGCTTTGCTGCGATACTTGCTGCTTTAGATACGCTGCAATTTGCTCCTGAGGAACGCCTTGCTGAGCCATCATTTCGACTTGGTGTTTTACTTGGTCTGGTAGATTGGCCAATTCAGGAGGAATTCCACCACCTCCTTGTGGCGGAGGACCGCCTTGTGGACCGGGCTGGTTCTGTCCGGGCTGAGGAGGCGCTGCTGCACCTGTGGAGTTACCACGTTGCATATTCGCCACCATCTCTTGTTCCATCAAATCCCAATCCTCGGGCTTGACGACAACTTCGGTAAACGCTTGTTCGAGAACACGCAACGCAACTTTCATACTTGTCATAGGTGCGGCGGAGGCAAACTGACCTATAGCCTGCGCAACTTGAACAGCCTCTTTCTTCTTGAACACTGAATTAGGCTTCTCCGATGTACCCGGTACGATGTCCAGTGCATACGACTGATTGAACCGTTCTAGTGTCATATTAGACCAACCTTTAGCAATCTCCTTGCCAACTAGGCCAGACACTTGTTCGGCAGACATAAACTGCACACACTGCTCTAGAAGTGCTTTACACAAATCAGAAAGCACGTCCTCGACTACCTCAATCTTGGCTCCGACTGACATACGTGCGGCATCTTGGTAACTTTGAACACTTGCCTCATTTGTGTTCGTCTTAAATTGTACGCCACGTATCGCATCAGATGTATTCGAAATTCGATTGATCGAATTGATGGTAGGTTCCTTATTGAAAAGAGCCTCGTAGTTGAGTGACGGAGGTACAAGCGCTTCAAATAAATCCTTGATCTTAGAACCTTCCGGAACCTTAAGACCGATGACAGACTGTTCATCCACAAAACCCCTTCTCAATGCCTTCTGTAATATCTCCGCATCCTGCGCAGACATCTTCTGAGCGTTATAAAAGAAGAAGTTAAACACTGAATTCCTTATTCGCGCCACTTGCCGATTGATTTGATTAATTTCGTCTTGTTGATCCAAATAATATGAGACTTCACCGACAGTAGTAGTTTGTCCTGTTGACAAGCCAAATCCGATGATGAAGTAGGGGAAAAACCTAGTGGTCTTGGTAATGTCATCCCATACCCATAGAGGATACGTCCAGTCATCTGCGGCGAACAAGGCAGTTCTTCGAGTAGACTTGTCCCAAAGAATCCAACACTCAGTATAATACATTCCCCTGTAACCAGAAATTTCCTCATTTTCTTGCATTGAAGTCTCGCCGGAGAGTGACTCCACCACGAGACCATACGCGTCATCTTTGATTCCGTTACCCGATCCAGATGTGAAAACGGCCTTATGTGTTGGCTTGAAGATGTAGTACCAGCAATCTTCTTCCTTGCGTGTGAATTTGTATTTGAGGAACGACGTTTGAATAAAACACCGCTCGAACATCCATTTCGCATCCGTTCCGTCGGGCATCTCCGCAATCGGATCAACCACGAGGTTCCTAGCCATGACGTTAGAGAGCTTAGGACCGCTAGGCTCAAACACTTCAACCACATTTTCAATTGCTTCCAGCTTGCCATAAGCGTTCTCCAATTGTTTGGAGTTCTTTGCTTTAGCGATTTCCGCTGTAACCGCAGCCAAATCAGCCATCACACTGTCAACCGAGTCCTCTTTTCGCGTGTATTCCAGTTTCAACACGCCGAAATTAGTCATAAGGGCCACGCCAACAGCCTTTTTGACCTTCG